TAGGTTGACTCCCCACTTTGCCTCACAGAGGCGAAGTTCCGCTAGTTGCGTGCCCTTATTTCTAGGGGCACTCCAGCGAAGCCCATCCCGAGTTTTATGCTAGCGACTCGGGGGCGCCCAGAACGCAGCAAGTGATCCGCTTGTGTGGCTAACACATCGGATATGCCCCACGGTTTAGTGGACCCCGAAGGGTTCCGCCTCTCCATGGAAGCTAAACACTTGCGCAAGGCAGGCCAATCGTCGATCTCATTGACTGGGATCGGCGATCGGATTAGCCACCCCTTAACCATAGGGTAGCCGCCTTTCATTCTGTACTCCGATTCAGGAGTACAATAATGAAGCCTGCCGAGTACGGGAGATCCTGTTCCAACAAGCGGGTAGTGCCGAAGTACATGGCGCAGCCGCTTGTCAAGACAGTCAACTGCTCGCTCGTGGCCAGCGATAAACAACTGGTTACGGAGCGAGACAGTGGATACAACCTCCCGTACGTCCCTCCGTGATGAAGGTAGAACACGGCGGCATCTGACAATGGATACGTCAGTGCCCCCATAGTACTCCTTCCCGCAAGACTCTCTGAATTTACCTTTCCAGAAAGACTTGCGTCGGTTGACCTTGAGACCGAAGTACTCAAGGCTAGCAATCACGGAACGCACATGGTCTGAGGGGACAATGATGTCGTCCCCAAAGACACGCACCCGCCCGACGTAACTTTCAATGTCACGTCGGGTAATCAGGTGTCCTAAGTCCTGTTCTATCCCAACAAAGATCGCTGCCAAAAAGACAGCGGCCTCCATCGGAAAACACAGGGCTGAACCCATAGAGGCAAACTTAGCAAGATCTAAAAGATCTCCGCTAGGTAGCCGAGCAGTCCGGGATCTGCAAGCGAACACCGCATTTCGAAAATGACGGTGATCCCTAAGCAAAACCCGAACTATCTCAGATGAGACTCTATCGGATGCTTCACTCAGATCGAGTGTTGCAAGATCCTGGGTAAGCGACCCCTCTCTGCACAGACGTTGGTTAGGCGTCTGATCATCGAGGCCGATAAAGGAGTTAAGCAAATGATCCTGCTTAATCCCTTCGCGCATCGCTTCAAGGAGCCCTTGCTGTGCGTACTGCATAGCAGTCGGCTCGATAGCAATGATGCGTGGAGTCTTCATCGTCTTAGGGACAGAAATCACTTTTACAGGGATTTCTCTCCCGGGTTCGAGGAAGTCAACCTTTCCCAGCTGGTCCCAGAAGGACCAGTTGGGGAGAACCATCTCTCCATATGGAAAGTACGGTTCAAGGCGACACGGCCATGTTGTCTGGTGAAACTTCTGATTCCCGTAAAGGCGATCAGCAGTCGCACCAGGACCGTGTTTCGGGAAGATGTCTCCAGAGTAGACCTTCTGGTCTGCATAAGAAAACATCGATCCGAAGAGCAAAGTGCTGATCCTCGAGAAATTGAAATATTCTCGAGAACCGACACCCGCCCTGACTTCCTGCTCACACTCAACGAACTCACGAAACGCGGCGTTTACACGTCGTGGTTCGCAGTCGATGAGAATCTTACTGAAAAGCAGCGTAAGCTGCCGGACAGCTCGAATCGCATCGACGTTTGGGTCGTCGAGTAGGACACCAGAACCAAGGTCGAACACAAGACGAGAGTAACCCTGCAGAAAAGCAGGGAGCCTCCTGTGTTTCTTAAAAGACAGAAACACAGTGTCGTCCACCTTCCCGTTCTCAAGACAGTACTCAAAGTCTTTTGAAAAGGAAGGGAGAGTTATCGTGAGAAACGATAACCCCTCGTGCTTCGACCTAACCTTGACATAATTCATGTCATGGTGGGCGCTAGTGCAGCACAACCTCGCCATATCTTTGGCAAGGGAATTCCAGAGTACAATTAGGCTTTTCACGTCTCCTCCTAATAGAGGTGGGCGTCCTAAGCCAGTGAGCACTCCTGATCAGCTAACGAAGCCTGATGTGAGCCTCGCTCCGCCTTGTCTTACGACTCGGCGGCGAGAAGCTTCTTCATCACGGCATCCGTGCCCGCACTCCACGTGCCTTTCAGGCCGTTGAAGAGGGCAAGCTGATCCGTCGCGGAGAACTGCCCCGTCGACGGGATGTCGAACACCACGTAGCAGGACATGCTGCGAGGTGCCGTCGTCCCTGAGATCAGGGTGGAACCCGCGTTGTCGCTGTAATCACAGCGAAGGACTCTCCTGGTCCGCTTCCCGTACTGATGGGAAGCGATGACCTTGAGAAGTGACCCTGCATTCACGGTGAGCGGCCCGGCCTGGTAGATCGACACGCTACCCTGTTGAGAAACACGGGGTAGAGTGACGGCTCCAGCGTCGAAAGCCGCGCCGGGAGTGAGGGTCAGTGGGTCTGTGAACACTGACGTACTCCTTGTGCGTTGGTGGGCAGTAGACCTACCTTGCGACTCTGGTAATTCCTAGAGCCGCGACTATGGCTTGCTGGACCGGTGACAAACCGTCCCAGCTGATGCCAAAACCGAAGGGATTGGCCTTCACCCTCTTCTTCACAGTTGTGCGAAGAATAACGGGTTGAATGGTCGGGTACGGAGGCGAAAATGCCTGCGTATAAGGTGCCGTAGGTGTAGACACCTGGTCCCCTGCGTAAAACGTATCCGTGATGGTAGTCTTCTCCATCACGTAGCCGTAACGCAGAATCGTGCCGTAGCTGATAAGTGCCTGCAGGGACTTGAGGAAAGTACCTGCATTCACAAACCAATCTACGGCCCAGCTCCATGGTGCAAGTTGCCACAACGTATTCAAGTCCGGTTCAGCTCCGAGGAGCTTAGCCGTGAGCCTCATCCTATCTTCCTTGTCGTGGGTGTCAAACCACTCAGGGACGTGATAGGTAAAAGCTCCACTGAACCATGTTTCACGTTCAATGACTCGTTTACGCATGGTCTTGTACGATGGAAGAGCGAGACTACTGCCGGCGTACAAGTTATTGTCGCCGGACCCGTATCCGAATGGAGAGCGAGCATACTGCCCGCCTTCCACAGAGACATCGGTTATAGTCTCACTCCTTTCCGTGGGAAAGAAGAACTTTCTGCGAACGACACGACCAGAATCACGAACGAATTGGTCGACCGTCTTATCAACTTTGTGCACCGCTGTGTAAAACTCGGTGACATCGCTGATAGTAGGCAGAACGCCGAAGATGCCATTGAGAAACTCACTGGCACCTGCGACAAGTGTCTCCGCTGCGCGGAGACGCGATTTCCAAAGAGACGCGCCCGGTATTTGGGGCATGTCTCTGAGGAGTTCTGCTACCGCAGAAGCTGCTTCTGCAACCTGGTTGCTAGGCGCACAATTTGCCACAGCAATCTGACCCTTGACATTCAGCTGGGCTCTCGTTGAAGAGAGGTCCGGCGGAAAGTTAGGCTTCAGAAGCCGTGGATCGTGCGTTGCTCCGCCGGGATAAGGGCCTGGATAAGGCCCAACGGCAGAGTTAGCAAACGGGGCGGCCGTGGCTCCAAAACAATTTGCCATCATGGTATTACCAACGAGCGTAGCCCGTCGGGTACCGATGCCATATGTTTTGAAGTTCAAGATCGAGTAGGCCGGTTTTACAACCGGTTTTGCCCACTCTTTCTTGATGGAGTAGAACTCCGAGCCATGGTCGTCGAGGTCCTTACCTTTTGGTAAGGGCCAACGATTGCCATCCGATTCAGTAATCTGAATCCCACCAGTAGCAACAGTTACCTTCGTCTTGATTTCCTTTGGAAATCCGACTGGGTATTGCGTCCATTCGATATGAATGGACGGACCAGGAGTCGAACGACTCTTGGTCCTGCCGCTACTGATGAACACGGGAAGCTCCTTCAGTTGTAGTTTTGGGAAATTGAATTCCCAAGGTGGTGCACTGCGCGGGGCCAGCTCCT